TACTGAACCTACATTATTAGATATACACTTATATACGTTATTATCAACAGTTAAAACATAAAAATTTGAACTAAAAATATTTGCAGTATTAATATCATACTGAGTGTAGGTTACACCCGCGGTCCAATTGTGTCGAGGCACAACTTGTTTATAATCTGTAATAACTATTCTTTTTAACGCAATCGTATCTGCCCAATAACTATTATCCTGATATGGAATGTTTACTGGAGCAGGCGCGGTTGGCTCAGTCGTCCACGACTGGGGTCGACCAATAAATAAGTACATATTATTGTTGCTAACGGACTCTATAAATTGAGTAGCGTTAAATACTTTAAAATTTTCTGTTATAATTTGCGCCATTAATATTTTCCAATAACTTTTTAATTATTTATTACAAATAATTGAATATGTAGTATACATGATCTGTTCTAATTGCAAGATTTGCAACTCTGCTATCAGTATAAGTTGTCATGCTTGCATTAAACGGAGGATTAGACATATCGGCGCTAATACCTAAATAATCCCATACTTCATTTGCAACGGTTATATCTACATTTGCAGTTACATTACTTACAGTATAAATTTCACCAAATGCCGCCATTCCTGCGGGGTGTACTACTTTTTGCGAAATATCTTTCCATTGATCTATAGATACTCCGCTTCGAACAACATATGAATATTGCTGATAATAAATTTTACTAGGATCGGGTGCATCAGGGGAAGGACCTTGAATATAAATTAATTCAGATAATTTGCCGCGATTTGTTAACCAATATCCTTCGCTTTCCCTTAAAATTCCTATATTACAAGCTAAATTTGCAGTTTGCGAATATGTTAGGTTTGCAAATAAAGTTGTTGCTTGAGGATTTAAAATATTAAACCTAAATCTATTATCATCTAATACTGTAGTAACAGTAATAGCATTTTGCGACTTATTTAAATAACTATTTACATTTCCATAAAACGATAAATACGCTGTTCTGCTCCTGGCCAAACCATGAGGCGATACTCCTGTAAATGTACCTATAGTATTAGTTAATACTATGTTACCGGCTAATTGTGTACTAGGATTATCTGCAGATACGGCAACTGCAAATCCAAACGGCAATGCACCGTTAACAACGTTGTATACGGGATATGCACCTGGATTTATAATCTTTATTGATTGTATTTTTCCAGTTTCCGTTAGGGATAAAATTTTAGCATTTGCAGATGGGATATATAATTTTGAATTTGCAGTATATCCGTTTTCCCCATCTATAATATCAATTTTTGTTAATTGAGGAATAGTAACTGCTGCAATAGTAGTTTTTGCTCTTGTTACGGTATCAACTATTTTTGGGGCTGTTATACTTTCAATTAAAAAATTGCCTTTAATGTTTTCAAGATATAGTTCATATATTTCTATTGAACCAGTATAATCCGTATCAATTTTAACAACCTTGTTTACTACTGCAGTTGCTTTTGATAATTCGCCTGTTATCTTAGTATTAACAAAGTCAAAAATATTAGTATCATTTAACTTTGTAACTCTAATAGTATAATCTTTTTTCCAAACACCATCCGATGCTTTTAATATAACAGTATCTGGATAGAAAAAACTAGCATCTTCGTTAAACATTACTCTAAAAAGTAATTTATACGCTTCTTCCGTTCCTTTTGTTTTATGAATATCTTTAAAATGTTTTATAAAAGATCGTTTGTCAGTTATAATATTTCTAGGAATATCATTGCCATAATTTTTAAAGAAACTTTCAATCAATGAATCTATTGTAGTTTCACTATCAGCATACAATCTAGAATTTTGCAGAATTTCTTGAGGAGATTGATCTTGTTCTAAAAATTTATAATATGCTTCTAAAAATTTTACAAAATTTGAAACTGTATCTGTTTTTACAAATTTTAAATTTTGATTACTAACAGTCGTTGATAACGCAGTGCCAACTTTAATTTTTGTGTTGGACAATACGTTAGTAACAAAAACTGTGCCAGTTATAGTTGTATGCACAATCTTATCACCGGCATTTACATATGTGGTATCACTTAGTACAACAATATTTGAACCTGCGGTTGTAGATCCTTTGACATATACAATAGAATCAGTATCACCTACCCGAAGAAATTCAGGTATTTGTGCAGTAAATACTTTTGATAATTTTTCGGTTATTCGGCTCATTCGATAGCTGCAATAGTATTAACTGTTAAGCCCTGTAATCTATTAGTATTTCCATTAAAAGTACTATCATCTAATAATAAAATTTCATTTTTACTAACTGTTATATCTAAATAAGAATCCTGCACGGTGGCAGTTATTCTAACATCTGAGGTATCTTCGGTGTATCCTGTAATGCTCAAATTAGTTATGTTTAAAATTCCTGTTGCATAGTCAACAGTGCCGTAGTTTGAATCTAATATTTCATTATTATCTGCATTTACAAGAATTAAGGTTCCTGTTCCTAATCTATTTGGAACTGTATCATTTGGTATATCTTTAATTCTTGTTTCTACAGACACACCGTTTGATGTAACTACAAATCTTGTTGTTTGTAAACTGCCTGGTTCAAGACCATTTTTAAATTTAATAGTATTTCCTGAAATATATCGATTGTCCGAATTTAATATAGGTTCAATTCTTTTCTGTAAATTTACAGTCATTAAATTTCCAATTACGGAAATATCTGCAGCATCTATATTTCTTGAAAGCTTTGAATATACAAAATCTTTATCAAATTTTTGCAAATCAGTTGCAAAATAATTAGAAATTATATTCACTACAGAATTTTTAAGTTCGGTGTTTGATATAGTAGCAGTTCTTTGATTGTACTTTACATTAACTGATAAATTGATATAAAAATAATCTGGTTCTATAAATTCTGGAACTATCGATAATACTTGTTTGGTCTGTAAAACTAAATTTGAAATGTCATCTTTAGTTTCTTGCGTGATGTGATATCCATCATATGGTTTTAAAGATATAATAACTTTGCCATATTTAGGAGGCTCATTTAGATCTCCGCCCCATACAGATATGGATTCAACTAAAGGATAATTTTTTTCAATCAAAGATTTATAATCATCTGATGTTACTGCTCTATTTTGTGCAGCTGAAAATTTAGGAGCCTTAAATTTAATACTATCAATATCTTCTTTATTAATTCCGCCTCTTGAATTTATAGTAGGAGTAATAATAGCACCAATAGTGCCGCCTCCTATTGTAGATCCGCAGAAAAATTCTTGATCTATATTTCCCGAAACATTTCCTAAAGTACCATTACTTACCAAATAAGTAACTTTAACTAAATTATTTTTTGTTAATTTTTTACCCAAAATATTGTCGCCAAAGTATATTTGAAATCTTCCTGTGGAATTTTCTTCCAAGAAATATACTTTGGAATTTCCATCTGTATTTAGTGTGTCGTCTGATAGTTCATACACATACGAAGTAGTATCAACATAAGAGTTTTGAACAACAATTCTTATTGTGGTAGTATCAATATTTTCATTTGGGATAACATATTTTTCAGCTGGTCCTGATAAATCTACAGTATACGTATATTCTAAAGGAATGCCTTCTACAACTTCAATATCCTCAAATGTATATGTCCCAACATTTGGTTGAATAGTGACTGAATCTAAATTTACAAATGTTAAAGTATTTTCATCAACAGTTGTAGTAAAAGGAGTAAATTTATCTAATGTTAAAAAATTAGGATTGTTCGTGGGATTATTAACATCAAATGTTAATTTGGCTCTTGCACCTTGAACCGATAACGGAGTATATCCTAAATGCTTTGCAATGGATACAGCAGACGCTCTCTTTACTGCTGAATCCAAAAACATCTCATTTATTACCATACTTGCTAAGTATGCGTTGTAGTGAGTATTATATGACAACACATCTAATAAAATTGATAACCCTGAGCCTTCATAATCAAAGTCAGTAAAATATGGCGCGCCATCATCATCAGTATAATTTTTTAAAAAGTTTTTTAGATTTGATTTGATTGTATCAAAATCTAATTCTGCTATTCTAAGATTGGACATTATCTTACTCTATTAATAGTTGTTACTACAGTAACTGGCTCTTCGGTATTGCTAAGAGCAAACGTTACGTTTATATCGACTGCATTTGCGTCTGCTCTATCAACGACTTGGATATCTACAATTCTTGCTCTAGGCTCAAATTTTTGTATAGTAAGCGCAATTGATTTTTCTAGAGCAGTTTTTGTTGCTGGCATAAAATTCTCAAACAATAAAGAACTTACCTGACTCCCTATTTCGGGATGAAAGGGTCTTTCATAATGTTTTGTTAAAATTAAATTCTGTATTGCAGTTTTAACCGCATCTGCATTTTTTCTAGTAAGTACATCTTTAGAATATGGATGGGGCTTAAAAATTAGATTTAAGTCGGTATATCGACGAACAATTCGGTTTACGGTTGCCATTTTTATATTTATTAGTTTTGGTAGAGCTCTAGGGTATTATTATTTATAGCTCATTTTAACCGTAATTTATAAAGGAATTTCTTTCGCCAGGGGAATTAGCACTATGATTTACTAAAGTACCTATAGGCATTGCAGATTTAGAACCATCTCTGGCTGCAGCAACATGAATCCAAGAAATAATACTGCCGTCAGATTTCTTAGCATATTCCAATAATACTTGTTTATATGGGGTGTTTGCTTCTATCCATTTTGCAATTTCGTAATATTCTGCTGTAGATTTAGCTGGAAACTGTATATCAACTGCTTGGCCTCGGTCATGATCTGACCCTTCATTCTTGCTTCTAAATCCGCTGGTAATTACCATATCAGGGTACTGTTCTTTTAATTTATCTAATACATTAACAGCAAGGTGTTTCAAGTTACCTACAATATCCGCAGCAGATAATCCGTTTTGTGCTCTCACTGCGTATGAACTAGCTGAAGGTCGTGTTGTAACATCTCCAAGAGTAAAGTATTTAGACAATCTTAATGAATCTTGGAAATCCTTAACGCCATTAAATTCTGAGGTATCCACTGCAGTGGGTTGTATTTTTTGAGTACTTGCAGAAGATTTTTCGGTATTTGGATCTCGGGAAAGAGTTGTTAGATCTCCGACATTTGTAGATATCTCTTTATTTTTAATTCTGTCCTTAGTAAATTTATCATCATTCTTTACATCGCCGTCACCCAAGAAAATACTCTCAGGACTATCGGGTCGATATAAGTCTTTAAGATTAACCGGATCTGGTGTTTTAGCTTCTGGCGGTTCGGGTACTGTAAGTTTCGTAGATGAAACTTGAATTGCTCCCATCTTAGTTTTAACAACTGCTGCATCCAATAATAATTCTAAACCACCTTTTACGCTTGCAGTAGTTGCGGCTTGAAAAGCAACTTCTTTAGATGCCTTGCCAGCCAGTGCACCTTCTTTGGCATTTAGTGTTATACTACTACCTTGTATGTTAACAGGGCCATCACTTGTTATTTGTACACTAGATTTTCCTGACAATTTAATATCATCAGCAACAACTTGTACTGTCTCGGCTGCCTGCACTAATGCGGATCCGTGGGACAAAACACTTACATCGCCATCTACTTCTATGTCAGCATCATTCTGTACTAATATTTTTGTAGTGCCTGCAACCGTTAAATTGTAAGCGCCCTTAACATACACATACCCATTTCGATCATTTAATTCGTAACTATCACCCACTGTCTTTTTAACGGTAGATCCATTCACATCAATTTCAATATAGGTTCCAGACTTATGATAAAGATGAATTCTTTCCGCATTGGGACTAGAATCTAATTCAATAACATGGCCTGCTTCCGTTTCAATAACATGGTTATATGGATATAATGCATTGTATGCTGTCTCTGGCTCGTTCCATGTACTACTACTTAATGCTTGTTTGATTCCTGTTTTTCGAATTTTCTTTTTAATATTAAAATACTTATGAGTTTTATCTTCAACCGCAAGTTTATTCGTATCAGGTTTATTTGAGTATTCCAATTTTGGATATACTCCGTTTGGATCGGCAAACGATTTATTTTTTGTAGAATTGGGATCGTTTAACGGGCCTGAAGGATTTGCTGTAGGATTTTTAGGGTTATTTAAAACAGATGAATCTTGACTATAGTTTGATTCAGATTCTTCGCTACCTGTTCTAATTGTATTTCCTGATCCATCAGTAATCGCACTGCCCGAAGATGTTGTTAGTAAATTATTTCCTGCTAAATCTTTTTC